CCCGCCGTTCTTCCTTCACAATGACGCGATGGCAATTCGCGTCTTCTCGGACTGCGTAAACGCAGACACACACGCCTTCGGCAAGCACCCGGCGGACTATACCCTCTTCCGGATCGGCAGCTTCAGCGACGAAAACGGCACTCTCACCGCAGAGAACCCCATTACCCTCGGCAACGGCCTGGTGCACCAGGTGGCCGGCGGCGCCGGCGAGCAGCTGGAGCTCGATGGCGAGCCCACCGCAAACGTGGCCGACATTCGTAAGGCTCTCACGCTATGAAATCAACCTCGACTCACCAGTTCTCCAAAGCTCCGCAAGCCAATATCCCGCGTAGCTCCTTCGACCGTTCACACGGTCTCAAAACAACCTTCGACGCCGGCTATCTCGTCCCCATCTTCGCGGACGAAGCTCTCCCCGGCGACTCCTTCAACCTCAATCTTAGCGCGTTCGCGCGCTTCGCCACTCCCATCCACCCGATCATGGACAATATGTTCCTCGACACCTTCTGGTTCGCAGTCCCCTACCGCCTCGTCTGGGACAACTGGGAGAAATTCAATGGCGCACAAACCGATCCCGCCGACTCAACTGACTTCACGGTTCCTACCATCACGGCTCCAGCCTCCGTCGGCTATGCCAGTGGGACACTGGCCGATTACATGGGGATCCCCACGCAGATCGGTTCTCTTGTCCACAACGCTCTCTTCTTTCGTGCTTACAACCTCATATTCAATGAGTGGTTTCGCGATCAGAATCTCCAAGATTCCCTCACCGTCAATACCGGCGACGGCCCGGACCTAGAGTCCGATTACAAGGTCGTTCGGCGCGGAAAACGGCACGACTACTTCACCAGCGCGCTGCCATGGCCCCAAAAGGGTGACGCCGTCACCTTACCCTTGGGCACCAAAGCGCCCGTCGCTACGGACGCGGACGCGGGCTCCGACCTCTCTGTCTACTCAACGGATGACTCTGCCTACCGGAAAATGCAGATCCCCACTACGTTCCTCGAACGAACCGCCTCTGGCGGCAGCGTGGACGAATCTCTCTACGCCGACCTCACCGGCGCAACCGCCGCCACAATCAACCAGCTTCGCGAAGCCTTCCAGGTTCAAAAGCTCCTGGAGCGCGATGCGCGTGGCGGCACTCGATACATCGAAATCATCAAATCCCACTTCGGCGTGACCTCGCCCGACTTCAGACTTCAGCGGCCCGAGTTCCTCGGCAGCGGATCCTCCCCTGTCAATATCTCCCCTATTGCACAAACCTCTTCTACCGACGCAACCACACCCCAGGGCAATCTGGCGGCTATGGGCACCGTCGGCATCAATGGCCACGGCTTCACCAAATCCTTCACCGAACACTGCCTCGTTATCGGGCTCGCCTCGGTGCGGGCCGACCTCACCTACCAACAGGGGCTCAACCGTCAATGGTCCAGGCAAACACGCTATGACTTCTACTGGCCCGCGCTCTCGCACATCGGCGAGCAGAGTATTCTCAACAAGGAAATATATGCACAAAACGATGCCAACGACGATCTCGTCTTCGGCTATCAGGAACGCTACGCTGAGTATCGCTACAAACCCTCGCTCATCACCGGCAAATTCCGTTCTTCGGATCCCGCCTCACTCGACCCGTGGCATCTCGCGCAAGACTTCGCGACTCTCCCCGTGCTGGGCGCCACATTCATCGAAGAGACTCCGCCGGTGGCTCGCACTATTGCTGTGGTTACCGAGCCTCACTTCCTGTTCGATAGCTATATCAAATTCCGGTGCGCACGCCCCATGCCTCTCTACGGCGTGCCCGGGCTCATCGACCACTTCTAATGCCGTTCCCTTGGGCGGCAGTCATCGCAGGCGGAGCCTCCCTCCTCGGGGGGAGGCAACGCAATCAACAGGCGGTCTCGACCTCACGGGAGCAGATGGCATTCCAAACCGCCGCCAACCAAAAACAGATGGACTTCCAGGAAATGTCCACTGCTCGTCAGATGGCATTTCAAAAGAAAATGTCCAACACCGCGCACCAGCGCGAAATCAAAGACCTTCGCAAAGCGGGTCTTAATCCAATCCTCTCATCCAAATATGGGGGTTCTTCGACCCCCGCCGGCGCCAGCTCGTCTGGCGCTACTTCTGCAGGAGCAAAAGCGGATGTCAAAGATACGATCACGCCGGCGGTCTCCACCGCGCTTCAGTTCCGCGTCGCCTCGGCGAACATCGCGAACATTGAAGCTCAAACCGCGACGGAAAAAGAGCGCACGCTCAACGTCAACGCGGATACGGCCCTCAAGGGTTCCCAGCATAACGTCTCGCAAGCGACAAGCGCGCTAGTCCAGGTCCAAGAAACACTCGCCGCCGCTCAAACCAAGAGCGTAGAGGCGAACACCGTGCGTATCGCGGAAGCTACTAAGCTCACAAAAACTCAGGCCCGGGCCTTGCTTACCAAGTTCCCGGCACTACTCACGGAGCAAGAAATCGACGAATCCACCTATGGTCAAATCCTACGGTGGCTCGGTCGTCTGCTCCCCTACAAATCACCACCTATCCTTCCCGGTCTCAAAATCAAACCATAGGGGCACATGAAAATGGCACCAGTACAGCCAAAATTCCGAACCGCCTACGGGGTTAGAGTCGCACAGCAAATCTCATTCCCCGCGGACGGTCGGACAAAACAGGCACACAAAGACGAAACGGATATCAACAAAATCCTTCGTCAATACATGAAGACCGGAAACATCAATCATCTGAACCTTCATGGTTCTCAATACGGATTCGCCACCGGCGACGACTTCTTAGAGTCGATGAACATCGTGACCAAAGCGAACGAAATGTTCCTCGACCTCCCATCGGAAGTCCGAACTCGCTTCGACAACAACCCGGAGCAATTCTTGGACTTCGTCCAGAATCCCGAGAACCTCGAGGAGCTCCGGAAACTCGGTCTCGCACACCCCGAGACCGTCGACCCGCCGCCCACGTACGTCCAGGTGGTCGAAGCCCCTTCAGCTGAGTGAAAACGAGGCTCTCACGTGCCCGTCAGGGCACGATCTCTTCAACCCCTGGCCAGGGGGATACCCCCTGGCCGGCCATTCTCATACTTGATGTAAATGGCCGGACTGACACCAAATCAGTCCAAACACCAAAAATCCCCGGTGGCCATTGGCTCTCAAGGGGCCCCGGCGGTACGCTGGGGACAACCGGGGTTCCTAACAGGGGTATTCATTACCCCCTTTCCTTCCTACAGTGGAGTTAAAGCTATGAAACGACGCAAAAAAATGGGAAAGTCCTCGTCCAAGAAGCTCTTTCGTCGGACGGCAGGCCGCACTCATCGCAAAAATCTCGGGGGCTCCCCCATGCGGGGAGGCATACGACTCTGAATGCCCTGCTACAAACCGCTCCACGGGTTCAAATCCCGCCGACTCAACGAATCGGGCAAGCGGTCAATCGTCTTCGATGCTGACGCCGGCTATAGAGATCTGCCGGTCACCGTTCCTTGCGGACGCTGTATCGGCTGCCGGCTGGAGCGCTCACGGCAGTGGGCGCTCCGCTGCGTCCACGAGGCGCAGCTGCACGAAGACAACTCCTTTATCACGCTCACCTACGATGATGACCATCTTCCGATCGGTGGCACTCTCGTGAAACACCACTTTCAAAACTTCATGAAACGCCTAAGGCGAAGCCTCCCCCATCGGGTGCGTTTCTATCACTGTGGGGAATACGGCGAGCAAGGCCGCCGCCCCCACTATCATGCGTGCCTCTTCGGGCACGACTTCTCAGACAAGATCCTGTGGAAACTCGTCAACGAGGTGCCGCTATACACATCGGAAACACTCCAGAAGCTGTGGGGCTCTGGCTTCACCAGCGTGGGCAATGTAACTTTCGACTCTGCCGCCTATGTTGCCCGGTACATCATGAAAAAAATCACCGGGGAACCCGCCTCCGCCCACTACGAAAACATCGACAACACAACAGGAGAGATACATACCCTTTCACCTGAGTACACAACGATGTCCAACCGTCCCGGCATTGGCCGGGACTACTATGAACAATTCAAATCGGATGTCTTCCCGAGCGACTTCGTCGTTCTCCGGGGGCAGAAGATGAAACCCCCCACGTACTACGCCAACCTCTTCGAGATCGATAATCCTCAAGCTCACCAGACAATCAAGGATACCCGGCGAACCTTCGCCCACCAGCACAAGGCGGACAGTACTCGTGCCCGTCTTGATGTCCGCGAGCGCTGCAAGCTCGCTCAACTCCTGCGCCTCAAGCGCACACTGTGAGAGCATCAAAAATGAAACTATCCATATTCTCAGTCTTCGACTCGAAAGCATCTGCTTTCCTCCCGCCGTTCTTCCTTCACAATGACGCGATGGCAATTCGCGTCTTCTCGGACTGCGTAAACGCAGACACACACGCCTTCGGCAAGCA